TTCGCAGTTACTGGAACACCTTTAGAACCAAAGCATCTTTTTGATGTCTTTAAGTGGTCAACCGACGTTGATGGTTCTTTTGTGTCTGGTGATTATGATAATGCAACAAACGAGATGAATTCATGCTACACGCGTGAGGCGATTCTCTATATATGTGAGAAATTAAAGCTTGATCCAAGAATGACGAGACTTGCAGAAAGATCTCTAGTCGATAACTATATCAGTTATGAGTGGGAAGACCTTAAAGGGTCTGTTAATGTTGTCGAAGGACAACAGACGGAAGCTCAACCAATGGGAAAAGTGCTTAGTTTTGTAATACTTTGTATTATAAATTTTGCTGTTTGTAGAACCTCTCTTGAGTTAGATCGAGGTCGCAAAGTAAGTATGAGACAATTTCCTGGTCTGATCAATGGCGACGACTGTTGTTTCAGGATTAAGAATTTTGACACATGGGTTGGTGTAGCCTCCTGTGTGGGTCTTTTCAACTCTATAGGTAAGACCTTCTATTCTTCAGAATTTGTAGAAATGAACTCCCGAACTTTCTTATATGAAAGAGGGAATTTCTTTGCAGTTCCTTTCATAAATTTTGGCTTAGTACGGATGGTAAAGCGTTCGGAACAGTGTAAGGGAAAAGAATCAACTTTCTCGCCTAATGATGACAGTGTGTACGATATTGTAAACATGGGTCCTTGTAATAGGGATCTACTAATGGGTTTACATTCGGTCTACGAAGAAATAGATTTGCTCTTTATGAGTCAGCACGCTGCCAAGTTGGCTGATCCTCGCTTAATGGGGATCCATAAATATATTCCTGAGTGGTTAGGTGGTTTGGGTTGTGATCCGGGACCTCGTCCTTATCTTAAGATAACGGATGATCAACGGAGGATGGCTTCTGTCGTCTATAAACAATTACCAGAAGAACCACTATCGAGAGTAACCAAAGTTAAAAATTGTAAACTTAATGATCTTATAAACGAGACATTTAAGAATATACTCTCTCGTACACATTTAGAGCAGACAACCTCAAGATCTATGATAGATCAGGAGAACCGTGTACGTAATTTTGATAAAGAAAACCAAAGTATCTATAATTCACTATTAGAGCTCCTCTGGAGGAATATGCTAATAGATGACTTCTTTATCTCACCAACAAAGGAAGGAGAATTAGCTTCTAGCAAGTTAGCCTGGAAGAAACTCAACCGAACACAGAGAATGTGGAAGAAGGCGTATCAACAGCTTGAATACGTTCATTCTAAGCCCTTGGCTTGGCACAAACTCTGGCACCAGAAAGCAGAAAATGCCTTTCCGATTGTTCAAAGCAGGGGTAATACCATCTGCTTGGGGAGCAATTGCATATGTTGCCGTTACGAGTATAATCTTCAGGATTAGCACTCTATA